CTTTTGTGCCTGCGCAATCGTTTTTTCCAAGGCATGCAACCCATGCAACCCATGCAACCCATGCAACCCATGCAACCCATGCAACCCATGCAACCCATGCAACCCATGCAACCATGCCTAGGTTCGCGACGCAACCGCCGCGCGCGTTCATCTTAAAGCCAGACGTTCAAAACGACATTTATTACGTGTTGCACAGCAAGGACGACGCCATCACGGACAAAACAATGATTGCGCACATCCCGAATTACAAAACCAGCGTGATGATGAATTCCATATTTCGGAACATCAAGGAAAATCGGAATTTGGACGCATTGGAAGAAAGCGACGATGAAGACGAACCCGACGACCATGTGTTAGACGCGAACAAGTGCGTGCGCATGACGTGCGTATTCAATCATCGGTTCAAACGTTGGCAGCCTTGCGCTTGCGCCTAAAGCCACACACACACCTAATGTATTTTGGCCACCCGCGCATTTGCCGCATTGCGAATGGCGGCGATGTTCTGCGGGTGTTGAACCGGTTGATGCGGTTTGGCATTTAATGCGGGCTGATTCCACGGGGATGCGGAATCCAACTGATTGTTTCCCATGAACCCGCGATACACGTTTTGCGCTCCAATTTTTAAATTGTCCCACCCGAGTTTCAAATTTTGTGGAAACCCACCGAAGACGAAGCCGCCTTTTTTGCTGCGCTTATTGCGCTTGGATCCTCCGCCACCCATACTCAGTGCCTTGGGCGCCAAATGAGGCACCAACCGATTTGCCTGATGCATGCCGGGTCCCTGGAATGCTGGCACGGGGATAGGATGGCCGGATGGAACGCCGGCTTTGCTTAATGCAAAATGATTGCTTCCATTTGCACCATTCCATGCGCTACCCACGTGCGTGGTGCGCTCCCAACCGCCCCAACCACCTTTGCGGGATTTAGTTTTGCCATTGCGGTTGGATTTGGATTTGGAACCGCGTTTCGTTCTGGAGTTTGCCATTGTATGTATTGTATTCTATTTATTCTATTTATATAAAAAAAATAAATAAACGCATGAGACGATTCATATGCATATCGCCCCCTCTCCCCCTCGTCCAACAATGTCTCTGCCCTACACGAACGATGATGTGCTGCGAGCGCATCGCTTGAACGTGCGATTTTACAACATGCGCAACCGCGTTCGCTGGTATTTCAGCAATTTGACAGATTCCACAAAAAATGCGGCTAAATTGATGTGCGCATCAGTCGCTGCATGCATTCATGGAATTTTTCCGAGGACGTTTAAATACACCGCACTGTCAGTGTGCTTGTCCATAGTAGAAAATGATTTGACGCACGGCAAGGTTCCCAATCCAGTTCTAGATTCCAGACCATATTCACACATGCACGACATATGAACCGCACCGAATTTATTCAATGTCCACGTGCGTCAATAAGTGCCGGCGGCAGCACATTTTGTTGAGCTTAAGCTTGTCCATGACCTCGCCTTCGGGTGTTTTGTGAATGTATTCCTTGGTCAAATAAATGACCTTTTCGGTGTCCATGCCGCGCGACATTTTCAAGCGCCGCACTTCGCTGAGATAGTATTCGTATTTGTTGGCGATGACGTTGCCGCAGGTGAAGCACTTGACGGGGATGATCATTGTGTTGTTTAATGATGTTGTGGTCTATTGTCTAATTGTTATACTATGCCGTTATTTTTAAATCAATTTTTAAAAATAAGACACTTGTTCATTCATACTCGTTTCTTCAGTGTTCTTTTCTTCCTCAGTGTTCTTTTCTTCCTGAGTGTTCTTTTCTTCCTCAGTGTTCTTTGTTTCCCGCCACCTTTGCCTTTAGTTGTGATGTGCGCTTGAACCCTTTTTTGCAAGTCAAGTTTGTCATACGGTTCTGGAATTGGCACTCCATTATCGCTTGCATATTTTTTAAGCTCATCCGTGCTCATCATGTATGCATTTGTGAATGTGGGAACGAAGGACGTAGGCGGAGGAGGGTTCATTATTTGTTCATACAATTGATGCATTTCGGCCGTGCTCATTGATTTTGTTCGCAATGCAGATTTCATGGCATAGCATTGTGGTCGTTGGGTGTCAAACCCGTAAGTGGGGATTCCGTTGTCATTCAAATGGCGAAGTTGTGCAGGCGTAATTTTCATCACGTTTGGCACTATGAATGGCACGGGGTCGTATTTTATTTTATATGATGGGTCAATTGAATGCAGTAAGTCTCGCGTGATTTCCGTTTCGTACTGCTCCCGGGCTGGGGTAATGTGGTTTCTCATTCTGTACGTTCCAGAATAAAAGTTGAATGTTAAATTGTTGGAGGTTTCACCGCATCTTATTTCACCCGACGAATGCAATCCGTATTTCAGTTTATTCGGTGCATACCCATTATCGCGTTCAAATCTCTCCAATTCGCCGGTCAAGCACATGCGATAAAAAATTTGATGGTGTTTTGTGCCAAATTCAAACATGTTGTGCGCCTTGCATGCATACAATTTCAATTGACTATTTTCAGGTTCAATGTCTGCGCCGGTGTGAGGGTTTTTGTCTGCAAAGTTTGCAATAATGTATGTGTATAGTGCGCCTGGTTCAAATTGTGCGGGAGTTGGATTCACGAGCAACGGACTCAGTTCATCCACAATTTGCAAGTGTTCGCGATTGTATGGATCCAATGGAATGTAATAATATTTATTATCCACTCCTTGCATGCATTGCATACGAACCTGTTTCTCTGGGTTCATGATGGTTTTGCACGATAAGCTTCTTTTTATGCGGCGGAGCCGGTCAATCGGACGACTATGACTGCGTGTGCTGGATACTTCATATAAACTTGCACTAGATTTAGAACTAGATTTAGAACTAGATTTAGATTCGGAATCAGATTCGGAAGACCCAGACGAAGAAGTAGAATGATACTCAGCTGCTGAAGCCATGATTGCAAAAATACTATAAATTAAAATTATATTATTTTTATTTTTCATTTGACAATGTGCATTGCATCTACGTGGTAATTTCATTTATTCATGTGTCTTTCTCTTTAACAACCAGTTGAATTTTGGGTTTTCTACCGGGCTTTTTTTTCTCTGGTTCAGGACCAGGAACAGTCGCATCATTTGTGGCAGCAGCAGCAGCAGTAGCAGCAGTCACCGGTTTGGTGGCTCTTGGTTTTGGTTTGGGCTTTGATGCTGCTACAGGAGCGGTTGCAGGAGCAACCGTTGCAGCGACCTTGTCCAAGTCAGCTTGTTCCTGTTCCAAGGCCGCCATCTGTTTTTCAAACAAGGTGGACGTGCCCAACAAGCTCTTCACCACCAGTTCCGCGTTGTCAATGGACCGCACCTTCTTGAACACGAAGTAGCGGTTGTAAAAGGAGATGCGGCGCTCGTAGTCGCGCATGTCGGGTGCGTCCCCTAAATCGGACGCCAGGGACGGCGTCTGTTTAATGCGCGCCATCATTTGCGCGTGCAGCTGCTCAAACATGCCGGTTCCGTCCGGCAGCCCCAAATCCTTGAGCGCGTCATCCCGCTGCACGACATCAAACCCGAAGTTCGCCATGAGCCGTTTCAAGTAGTTGAAATTCACCAAGTACTCGCGGAACGTCTTGTTGATGGATTCCTGGTACACGTCAATGGCGTATCCGACGCACGTCTCGTCGTCGGGAAACTCGGCAGCGGTGTACGCTTTGGTCACCTGCCACACGCGTTTTCCCTTGTGCATCACGGCGATGCCGTCGCCCACTTCGTACGGCTTCAGCGCGTCAAACATGGTGGCTCCGTCATACGTGGTGCCGATGAAGTAGCCGCCCACTTCCGTGCACTCGCACACGTTGCGCAGAAAGTTGCACACGTTGGCGCGGGTTTCAAACATGTAGTGAATCGCAAACTGGCACGACGACACGTTGAACCCGTTTTCCGCTTTGCCGTATTCGCGATAGACGCCATCGCCCAGGAGCGCCTTGTCTTTTGGGCCGTCCCCGAACACGGCGCGCACAATTTGCTTGTATTTTTCGCCGCTGATGCCGGCGCCGCTCTTGATGTTCAGCGCGCTGTTGCCTTGGACAAACAGCGCGCCGGGCATGATGCTGAACCGCTTGCAGTAGTCCAAGTAGCGCGCGCACGCGCCGTCCAGCTGGTTCTGAATGTTGTCCTTTGAAATGTCCACGCCGAACACGAACGACAGGTGGGCGTGGATCCATTTCGGAAGATCGCCGCCCTTGCCCACCGCAAAATCAATGAGCGTGTTGCCGCGCCGACTGACGCCGCCGATCAACGCGCGCTTGACAACCAAGTTGTGGAAATCGCGCAGCCCGCGCGTGGTGGTGTCGCCGGACGCTGCGATGCGGTTGTAATACACGTCGTCGTCGGCCATCTCGTCGGGGATGTCTTTTCCGGTTGTCAGCATCGTATGCGTGATCGGGTTGTGAATGGTGTGCCAGTTGGAATTGGCCACGTGGTAAGCGTTGCCGTAATTCTTCTGGCCGCCGCGATACTCCGCCGTTTTGTCGGTGCGCACGCGGAGCGGAACCCAGCGAAAGAGCGGATCGGCCGCGCCGACATTGTACGCGCACTCAATGATGGTGCCGTCTTCAATCACCTCGTTTTCGGCAGTGAGCAGCATGCTGCGATTTCCCGCCGCATCCGCGCGAAGGATCACGTTGCACACGTGCGCGGTCGGATCGTACGGGTTCGTCGGATAAAACGGCACCGGCTTGTAAGAATCTTCGCTGGCGCTTGCGCCTCGGCCGCGGGACGGCAGCTTGCCTTGGATCACGTCCTCGCACGGGTTCAAATAGCCGTGCTTTTTTTCGTCAAACCCGACCCGCAGCGTGAGCGTCTTGTACTGCACGATTTGATCCAGTTTGGCGACGTTGATGCCGTCCGTGAAAATGCTCGTCACTTTCGGCTGGCCGTTGGGGTCTTTTACCATCGTGGCCAGAAAGTCAATGGTGTTGGCTTCCGCGGGCTTCCATTTGAACGACAGCGGCCACGTGATTTTGGTTTTGGGACCGGCCGCGTCGCCACCCACGTCGCCGCCGACGGGGGCATCGGCTGGCGTGAAAATGATGCCGTCCGTGGTGTATTCGTACGCGCCGGAGTCAATCTGCGACATGAGCGCGGCGCAGCACTGGAAAATGCTTTGGTCCTGCCCCGTGTATTTGAATTTCTTGCACTCAATGCGAACCGGGCACGCGGCTGCCCCGCGCACAACCGATTGCGGATTCAGTGCATTTATCAGCTCAACCAAGAGCGGCAGGCGGAACTTGCTGGCAGACGCTTCGGCCGACGGCGGCACGAAATGCATCGCGCGCACGTCCTTGCCGGCAATGTAGTAAACGTCAAACGCGGCAAACAGGTTGATGAAGCGCCCGGTCTTGTCGTGCAAGATGTGTTCGCCGTCCAAAAGCGTGTAGAACAATTTGTTATTGTCGGATTTGGCGCCGGTGAATTGCATGCGCATGTTGGTGTCAATGAAGTAAATGCGTCCAGAAGGACAAATGTAAAGCAGCTTGCGCGCGCCGTCGGCCTTGTCGGTGACTGTGTAATTGTTTCGCACGTTGGGCACGGTGCAATTTTCATTCACGGGCACAATGTTTTGCACTTGAAGCGTGTAAGACGACGGCCCAGCGAAATGCTTGGGTAGCATGGTCATGTTCGCGGGCTCTTTTGTTTCCTTGTCCTTTTCTCTGATATAGGGGGGAACAACCGCAAATTTTTCAGGATACAATAAACGCATGTATTCATGCGCGATGAGCGTCAGTTCGTCTGCACCCACCGGATAGTTGGTGCCTTGCAGTCCTGACATGACGGTTTTTACACATGCGCGCAGTGCATCGGCCAACCTGCGCGCGGAGCTGAACGCGGTTCCTTGCCCGACCGCATCGTTCAGCACTTCAATCTCAATCTCGTATTTGGGCTGGGACTCGGTGACCTGCGATTCGGCAAACGTGTGGGTGGGGATCATGTTGCTCAGGCCGCCGGATCCGTGGTCGCGGCGCGATTCCTTGACGATGCTCATGTCCACCACGAACGGCAATGCCGGGTTGCGAAAGGTGCTGCGATTCAGGTAGCGGAACGTTTTTCGGCTGCTGCGCCACGGCGCCACCACCGTTTTTGCGGTGGACGACGATTCCGCAAACTGTTTTTCCTTTTGGAGCGAGAGGCGGAAGTTGAAGTCGTCAAAATTGAGGGGGGGAATCATTTCCCCCGAGTGACCGACAAACCCCGTTTTTTGAACAAATGTCGGCAGGACCTTTTCCAGCGAATTGGTTTTGCAATACAGTTGGATGTTGTGCAGACCCCGGATTTCGGTGCGAATGTCGGCCATTCGGGGCTTCCCGGTGTGCGGGTCCGCAATTTCGGAATTGATTTTGAGGGTGTAATCGTCCGTTTTTTCCATGACATAGCCGGCCGAGAGGAGGGTTTTTATGACGTTGTCAAAATCAATTTTGGTGATGGATGCCACGCGTTTCAAATTGCGGGTTCCAAATCGCACCTCCAATTCAAGCGTGCCGCCGTCCGTTTGCAATACCCCCCCTAAATACCGTTCAATCATTTGATCAAACAGCTCGTGCGGTGGGGCTTGCTTTTGATGCGTCTGATGCGTCTGCATTGCAATTCGGGATCCGTTAATGTATAATAAGATCACATTATTTAAATTCAATTTTACGGTTTAAGTTTAAATTTATCAAATTAGAATGCGCGGGGCATAACATTCTATAAAACCAGTTGTTTTGCGATCACTTCGTACAGTTCCGTTTTTTTCATTTTGGGCTTGAGCTGGATCTTCAGCTGGTGGCACATTTCGGTGAGTTCTGCCACGGTGTAAGCGCTCGCCGATTTGATGGGTTTCTGCAGATTTTCAATGCGGTAATGCGTTGCCCGTATTGCCGTCAGCTGAGCCTCGGTGGCCTGCGTCATGGTCATGCATTTGGGGTTTTGAATGCCGCGCTCTATGACATGGACGGGTTTATCCGACACCGCATCGCTGATGAACTCGGCGTACACGCGGTTGTGTGGGTTCACAAACACCGCATTCAGCGAATTTAGGCGAACGAGCACTTGGAACGCGTGCAACGAAATGCGCTGGGACATGATGTCGCCTTCAATTGTGGACGCCGAAAATTTGATTCCGGTGGTTTGTTTCAAGGTTTTGCCATTCTCTCTCAGCATAATTATTTGGTCGCGCTTGCCGTCCTGCTCGGCCGTGAACCGGTTTGCGAGTTGCTCGTATTTGAACGCGCCGTGCATCATCACGTACATGCACCAAAACATCGGGTCCTGGTTCAATGCGGGGCGAAACCGATTGTCCGGTTGTTCCTGCTTTTGGGGCTGTTGTGGCTGTTGTGGCTGTTGTGGCTGTTGTGGCTGTTGTGGCTGCTTTTGAATGACCGCGGTCGTGTCATACAGCATGACCCCTCGCAATTTGTTCAGGGCAGCATTGACGCCGGGGTGTTGTTTCTGATGCATTTGCATGGGATTGGATGGATTGCATTGTTTGTTGGCGCTTGTTTAAATCAGTTGCGATTAGTATGAAGCGGGGGCGCGCGTAGTTCGGTTGTTTAATTAATGTTTTGCAGGTGTAAATGAAGATTATCACGTCGGTGGTCAACAATCCAACCTTCATTGAAATTCAACATCGCGCATTTAAGAAGTTCCTTAAAGGCGGTGATTACGAATTCATTGTGTTCAACGACGCCAAGTCCTTTCCCGATTACACAAACGGGAACGACGTGACGCTGAAACTGCAAATACAATCCGTGTGCGCCCAATTGAACGTGGTTTGCATAAATGTGCAAAATGATCATCATGCGAAGTTGGACATGTCCCACCGGCACGCGGACACATTCAATGCATGCATTTTGTCATATCAACGCGAACATCCGGATAAATACTTAATGCTGGACAGCGACATGTTTTTGGTGGATCATTTGGACATGACCAAATATGCAGAATGCGATTGTGCCATTGTGTTGCAAAGAAAAAACAATGAAGGGTACATGTGGCCGGGGCTGTGTTACATGGACATGGCAAAAATGAAGCGGTTTGAATTGATAAATTGGAGCCCATGCCCGGGATTTGACACGGGCGGCTGCACCAAATACTGGTTGAAGCTCCAGTTGGGAACCGCCGACCCTGTGCCAAGCGCGGATAATGCTAACCCAGTTCACGCGCGCGGCATTTATTTTATAAACCACCTCCCGTCGGGGTCTTGGAACGAACGCGAACTGCCGACCAATTTGAAGGGCAATGCCAAATTGGTTGAGTTTTTAAAAAATGATGTGAGAAACTCAAACGGTAAATTTTTTTGTGAAATATACGACGACGTGTTTTTGCATTATAGGGCCGGCGGAAATTGGAGGAAGGAGGGCATGCATTTACACAAACATTTGTCCGAGTGTTTGAAACGCTGCTTGTCTTAATATAAATAAAAAAATAACATATTAGAATTACATTCATGTGGATGATTATCAAACGAATATGCAATCCGCCGATTTAAAGCAGTTGAAGGACCGAATCGAGGCGCTGAATCAGCACCATCAAATTCAAATTTTAAAAATCATGACACAGTGCAAGGTGGGGATGACCGAAAACAAAAACGGGTCGTTTGTCAATTTGACGAACGTGGATGCGGTCGTCATTTCCAACATCACCGATTATTTGGGCTACGTTGACGAACAAGAGACCCAATTGAACGAAGTGGAAAATCAAAAAACGGAGCTCACAAAACAATTTTTCAAATCATAACGCCGGGGATCCATTCGCCAATAATTGACACTTGCTTGTCGTTCAGTTCAAACCGTCTGCCAACCACGCGAATCTGCATGGCGTCCCCTGGTTTAATGGCGTCCATTGGCATTTGGGTTTGCATTGATTCACCCAACCGCGTGGCATCGTGCATTTCGCGCGAAATGTAAATGACCACGGGGGATGGTTCGTGTTCCCTGACAGAGGCATTCGCCCGGATGCCCGCCTGTGTCACTGTTTTTGCAACGCAATTCATGACGGCGCCCTCTTTCGGGCAACACAGCATGCAGTCAATCTCCAGATCAAACCGAATGTTTCCGGCCGAAAAGGTGCCCGCGGAATGCGATCGCAAAATGCAAGACCCGGGTTTAATAAACCCTTCGGCAATGCACCGGCCGTCCATTTCACTGGACACCGTTTGCCTCAAATGATCCTCTACCCGGCTGAAATTGGGTATGTCCGAGAATGGAATGCACAATTTGCGACGAATGCAGGTGGTATAATAAAGGGCGGATTCATGGGCTGGAGTCATTTCGTTCGTTTCTCTTAACTACATCCTTGATTTCACTCTAATTTTAATTCAATTTTTTGAATTAACATTAACATTAACATTAACATTACCATTAATGGACGCATTATTGAGCCAGTTCCCCGATGACCGAAACGGTGGGGTCGTTCAGCTCAAAGTGCTGACCGATGACGCGCACCATGATTTCGTCCCCCGCTTTTATTTTGGGGAACCGCGGGTTGGAATAGTGATGGTCGCGGGACACAAACACGGTCACGGGGCTGGGCTCGGGCACAATGTGCGCTTGCAGTCCGGCTTGGGTCACGGTTTGCACCACACAATTAATGAGCATGCCCTCCACCGGGTTGCAGGCCTGATACTCGTACATGACTTCAAATGCGACCGCGCCATTGTCGGACAGCCCGCCGGAAGAATGCGCCAGCAGCTGGGTGGATCGGGGACGCACATACCCCTCGGCGTTGCACTTGCCCTCGTGGGCGTGCGCTAAATGCCGTTCCAGAACGTCGCGGATGTTGCGACCAATTGCGACGAACGGCAGCACGACCTTATTTGACACCATTGTCGGAACGTAAAGGTCTTGGCGCGGCTCTTGATGGCGCGGCTCTTGATGGCGCTGCTCTTGATGGCGCTGCTCTTGCTGGCGCTGCTGATAATGCATGGGGATATGAATTTTATAGTTATTATATGCGCACATTAGTTTTATTATTTAATTCGCCAAACAAACCAACAAAACAATGAACGAAATTCATGATTTGGATTGGCGCAGCGCTTGCACCGGCGTCAAAAACCAGTGCTTTCCGTCCTTCCGCAACAGGTTGTAGCTGCGCAGCAGCAGCTCCGGCAAAACGCAGAACCGCGCGGTGTTTTGGTCCTTCGTGCTTTCCATGGTGTACGTGGAAGCGGACGCAGCATCGCTCGGATTCAAGCCGTGCATGATTTGATTCACAATGGTGAGACGGCGCTGTTTGGACGAGATTTGGTCGCACCGCGCGCCGACCCCCTTTTCTTGCACGTATTTGATTTTAAACACGGCGTATCTCCCTCCGCTTTTTTCCTTAAACTCCGCAACGAACCCGATAATGGGTGACAGGTTTGATTCGCGCGGCATCATGGCGGCGATTGCCTCCAAATACGGACGCCACTCCTCGCTAGATTTGGCAGGAGCCCACGCGGACCCCGCGTTTTTGCGCACAACCAGTTGCATGCCGGTTTTTGCCTGCGCATTCATCATTAGGATGCCTTCCTCTCCCGCGTATTTCGGGTTTTTCAGTATCTGGTTGTCAAAATATGCATGCGCAAACCGGTCAAATTCGTCGTCGTCGCCGGGTGCATCCGCGGCATACAGCGCGTTCAAATACTGCACTCCGTCGTCCGGCGACGACACCAGCACCTCTTCCACAAAGTGCTCCACGACGCATCGCTTTAATATAACCGCGTCAATGCTGGCAGTGTCGTTCAATTCCCGAATCACGTCTCGGCACAGATCGTTCCATGCTTTGGTGTTTTTGTCGGTCGCCGCATTCGGCTTGTCGGTCGCCGCATTTATTGTTTGGTACGCCTTCTTCATCTCCTGCACCTGCGCGGGCACGGTTGTTGCGGGTTCCATCGCCCTTGGATTCAGTTTGGGCCGCGAGAACCCGTGCTTTTCGGCCAAGCGTTCCAGCGTGCCGTCGTTCAGCGGGAACGCAATGTGGTCTCGCTTGAACTGCAACGGCGCGCTGCGGTCATGCGTGCCGATGCGCGGGTCCGTCAGTTCGGACGGCTGAAACAAGTAATAGTCGCCGGCGTTGACGAGGCGCCCGGCGCGCCCGTACTTGTCCACCAGCTGCCCCCCATCGCCCGCGAGCATGCGGGTCAGGGCAACGTCCACTTGTTGTGCCGGGTGCCCCGTCAAATGCGCGAATAGCGTTCGCCGCGCGTAAAAATGCTGCTCCTTGAACAAGTCCCGAATGCGCAGCATGATTCGGTCGGCGTTCACCACGATGAACGGTTCCGAATACGTGTCGTCGTTGACCTTGATTTTGTCGCCGGATCCGACCGCGCACCGGTATTCGCAGCTGGCTTGATAGTCGCACACGAACGAGAACGGGCGGTCACCGATTTCATACCGATCCAGCGCCGTTCCGTCGGCCAGCACTTGGCGCACCGTGACATCTTTGCCGCCGTTGTGACGCCGAATGACTTCCTGGCTGAATTTGGTTTGGTCAATGTTGAGCAAGCAGTCCACCGCATTTTCTTTCAGAATGCGGCTCACTTGCCCGATTTGCGCGGCCTTCGTTTCGGCCAGACGGTAGACGTAGATATCGGCGGCCTCTGCGGCGGGATCGGCCGGCAGCAGCGTGCCGTACAAAAACAGCTGCACATTGCGCTCCGCAAACGGGAGGTCGGCGTGACTGCAGTTGCGGACGGCGCGGCCGATGATTTGTTCAATGCGGTTCATGTTGTACCACGGCTCCATGATGTGCACTTGGCGCACGTTCTTGAAATCAATGCCCTCGCTGCCCGCCTTGGAAATGATGACGACCTTGATGCGCTGGCCGTGCTCGTTTTCGGTGGTGAGCGCTTCCAGCTCGGCGCGGTTGTCGGGCGACAGCTGCTTGTCGCCGGTGAACATGGCGTATTTTGCGGCGAACCGCCTTGCCTGGTGTTGGACGAAGCGCTGCGGCACGGGCGCGACTTTAAACAGCGACCCCGCGTCCTTGTCGTACCGCGTGAATCCCATTTCTTCAAGCGCCAGCGCAATCGGCACCGCGCCGCCGCCAAGGTATTCGCTGTAAATCAGCACAATTCCGGTGGCTTTTTCAATTTGTGCGCAGATGCTGGCAATTTTGCTGCTGTATTTGCCGATTTCGGCGGGCGAAAAAATGCGCCCGTGGTTTGTCATCGTGCTGGGCTTGTATTCAAAATTGGAAATGCGCGCGCCGTCATCCGACACGTCGTGCTTCATGACCCGGCGGAGACCCGCGTCTCCCAGCAGCCCTTTTACGTCCATGTGCTTCAGAAGGGCGACGTCGGCCGCCGACACCGCGGTCGCTGACTGAGGTCGCCGCGACACCATTTTGTCAAACTCCGTGCTGGGATACACCATGTTGAGCGCTTCTATGGGCTGCTTCAATAAAAACGAGCCGAACGACGTGGCGTCGGCCGACATTTCCAGCCGCTTTCGGTCAACGATGTAGCTGTACACCGCTTCTTGATACGGCCCGGCCGGGGTCAAATACACGTCCAAGTGCTGCAACGGGGTTAAAATCGGGGTGCCGTTCAACTGCTGGGTGGGGTGCCGATCGCGGTTCAGCGCGTACGAGTGCGCGGGGGCAAACTCGCGCGGGTGCATTCTATACGGGAAAATGTACGGGTTTTCGCCCTTGACCACCGACACGTAGCCCGTGGATTTGATGCGCAGCAGCTCGGCGCCCACGGCGCGCTTGTTTATCTGCAGTAAATTGCCGTCCCGGTCAAACACGTCGCCGACCGAAATGGTGGCGCGGCGGTCGTTCACGTTCATCAAATTCAGCAACCACACGATTTCGCGCGGGTCGTTGTACATGGGCGTGCCCGACAACAGCAGCAGCCGCAAATTGTCGGCATACCGCACCAGCGTGTACAATTCTTCGGACACGCTGGTTCCTTTTTTGGATTCGCTGGATTCGCCGGCTTCCTTGGATTCCTCGTCGCTGCGCACGTTGTGAATCTCGTCCACAATGAGCAACCGATGGTTGAACTCGTGCTTGATGGCGCGAACGGCGTCCTGTTTGGTGCCGCCGCCCGTGAGCCGTCGCACCAAATTGGCCAGCTCAATGTAGCCCATGAATTCGTAGTTGGCGTTGATGAGCCGCGTGATGCGCTGCACGATGCCGGCGCGCACGCGCTCCACGTTTTGCTCCGTCAAATCCGTCAGTTCCGCATTGGCGCCCACCTCCTTCAACAGCTTGGTTCCCGTGCAGCCGCGGATCACGAACTGGCGCGCAACCCGGTCAAACTTCAGCTTGTTGAAATCAAACAGCTGCTTGCGAAAATTGTCCTGCACGTTGACGGACGCAACCACCAGCATTTTCTTGACCGCGCCCACTTGGTGCATGTAGTCGCGCATCTCTTCGGCCACGCTGATGGCCGAGCACGTTTTGCCGGTTCCGAGCCCGTGATACAGCAGCATGCTGTTGTAAGGGGTCATCACGGATAAAAAATTGCGCACAAAGAGCTGGTGCGGTGCCAGCTCAAACGCGGCCCCGCACAGCTTGGCGGCTTCCCGCTCCATCTGCTCTTGAGACGCGGGAATGATCACGTCGTGCTTGGTTTCGTGGAATTCTCTTCGTTGCGCAATGTTCCGAGCGAATTGGGGATCATTCAACGACGGATACAAAAACTGCAGGTCTTCCTCTCCCTCTACACCCCCCCTTTCATGGTTCCATTCACGCAATTCGTTGGACATCAATGCTGCATTCGGATTTGCGCCCGGGTTCGCGTCGCGCAACAATGGATGCGTCGGTTTTTTCGGCGCTGGTGGCTGTGACATTATTGGCGCTGGTGGCTGTGACATTATTGGCGCTGGTGGCTTTGGCTATAATATGCAATGATTATATTTTGATGGAACCGAACCAAATAATTGGGCCACAACTCAGCCAACTCAGCCAACTATCGCGTGTTCCATCAGAGCACTGTTTAAATTGCGCAAAATATTCAGTTTTTCTAAATTGTAAGGGCGAATGTGTTGGATGCATTGATCGTATGAAAACCAGGCCAGTTTGCTGACTTCCGTTTTTTGAAAGTTTGGAGGGGATTCCGACGGAAAATGATCGGGCAACGGCATGCGCGCAACGTAATATCGGTGCTTGTACGTTTTCATGTTGGAACCCATGAATATTTCTTCGTAGGGAACGATGTTTTGCATGACGATTAACCGGGTTTCGTCGTATCCCGTCTCTTCCGAAAATTCCCGAAGGGCGCAGTCATTGTCCTTTTCCTGATAATTGCGACGCCCCTTTGGAAACCCCCATTCGGGTTCGGTCCAGTGGGTGCTGGATTTAGCAATCAACGAATTCAGCGTGTAACCGCCGCTGCGGTGGTTTACCCTTGCGCCCGTTTTCAACAAGTTGAACCGATCCGACGACACCGCTTCTTCGTTTTGATATTTGGAATTTAAATAATCCCCCCACACGTTTTTCCACAACTCGCTAAATGTTTGCGTTTGCAACCGGTGCTTTTCATCCACCGTCATCTCGTCAATCAACCGTTGCACGTACATTTGATTGTAAATCGGATACTTGCCGCGAATGAATTCCACAAATCCGAGCGTGTCTTTTCGCCGGATCATCAAGTAGGACGCCGCCGCGCCTTCGTTGCCGTCGCGTTTGAACACAATGACGCCGTTGCTAATGATTGGATGTTTGCACGTGTGCATGGGATGCCCGTTCTTTCCACAATTGTTGCAAAATATGTTTTTTTTTATGAACGATGGATGGAACGTGGCGGGTTTCATCGCGTCGTTTTTTTCTTTTTCTTTTTCATCGCTGCTGCTGCTGTCCTCGCTTGCGTCGTCTTCCTTTAGTGCATTATACATGTTTGTGTGATTGTGATTTATGTCTGTTATGTGTTAAATCGCACTTCTTTTTATATTGTTTAATTTTAAAAAATAAGAGAGGTGGGGGGGCAACAACAACAACAACAACAACAACAACAACAACAACAACAACAACAACAACAACAACAACAACAACAACAACAACAACAACAACAACAACAACATATTATCACATATCGCGCGCATGCATTCTAATTTGGTTTACAAAAATGGGGACGCAACCACTGCGCTGGACGCCGCCGTATGGGGGCCGCATTATTGGTTCGTGCTGTTCAGCATGGCGGTCACGTACCCCGAGCGACCGAACGACGTCACCATCAAAAAATACTACGACTTCATTCAAAACTTGCCGCTGTTTTTACCCAACCATCAAATGGGCAACGCGTTTAGCGAACTGTTGGACAAGTATCCCGTGTCCCCCTATTTGGACAAACGCGAATCGTTCATCAAATGGGTGCATTTTCTGCACAACCAAATCAACCTGCGTTTGAATCGCGACGAAGTGTCGCTGCAGGATGCCATAAACGCATACTATTCCAACTACAAGCCCAAAGAGGTGCGCCTGCGCGAAGAGTTCAAATACCGTCGCAAATTAATATACGCTCTGGTCGCCGCAACCGCCGCAACCTCCATGTATTACGCGTATTACGCATGATGAAACAATTTTGAACCAATAAAAATATTTATTAGTATATAGTGATATAGTGATGACCCAATGGTTCCATAAAGGTTTAAAAAAGGGCTTCAACCTTACGCGTCGTCGTCGTCGTCGCCGCAAGGGCGGCGTCCCCATATTTGCGGGAGCCCAGGGGTGCGTGTTTAAACCCGCCCTCAAATGCAAGGACGGCCGGCGCGACGTCAATGACGGCAACATTAGCAAGTTGGAAGAACGGGAAAGCGCCGAAGCCGAAATGAGAGAATACACCCAAATAAAACACTACATTGGGAAAATAAAAAATCACGAACGCTACTTCAGCATGCAAACCCACCTGTGCGAGCCCGACGCGCTGGAACCATCCGACTTGGTCAATTTTGACGACGTGTGCGTCAACTTGGAACGGGTCAACATCTCGGCGGCCAATGTCAATGCCAATTTAGGCAAGTTGCGCATGATCAACATGCCCGATTTGGGGGTTGATTTGAAACAATGGATGGGGCAAACCCCCCTCAACCCGGACCGCATTCGTCAGTTGAACGACCACATTTCAACCCTGATGATTCGCGCGGTGGGTCCCATGAACCGGCTCGGCGTCATTCACAACGACCTCAAATCCGAGAACGTCATGATTGACCGCACCGGCAATGCCCGCATCATTGACTGGGGGCTGGCCGGCATCACCACGCCCCAACAAGTCATTCCCGTGCGCCATTTTATCAACAACCCCGTGACATACAATCGCCCCTTTTCAACCATGGTCATTTCCCCTAAAACGTGCGAATTGTATGACTCCGTTGTTTTGAAATCCGCAACCGCATCCGCATCCAGCCCAACGGTGGAACAATTGAAACACTTCACGCGCGCGGTTTACAAGGAATACATTGCCGCGTACGACGACACCGGGTACAAATACTTTCAATACATTTTCAAGTCCATGTTTGGATCCAACGACGAAATGCTGCTGGACGCGGTTGCCACTTACAACGCCGAAATATTGCACCATTTCACGGGTCAGAAGTTTCGGTGGAGGGAGTATTTCAGCACCGTGTATCGCTACAACACGGACGTGTGGGGGCTGCTTTCCGCGTTCTACAGCTTGTTCATGATGCCGCGCAAAAGTTTCGCGATGTCCGATGCGGCGCATGCCGACATGCTGCACCGGTATCGCACCCTGTTTCGCACCGTCGTCTTCGCAAACGGGCACGAGCGCATGAATGTTGCGCACATTGTGCAGCAACTGCGACAAATTAGCGACGCAATTCGGGTTCACCCCCAAAAAAGAACGGTTCGGTTCAATTTGAACCCGAACCAGAAACTTCATCGCAACACCGTTAAACGGATTGCGACACCGTATCCGCACAATCCGCACAATCCGCACAATCCGATTAAAATAAATATGACAGTATAATAATAACAATACTAACAAGGGCAGTATAATAAAACGCATGAAACTGGAGTTGTTCGTATTCGGAATCACCGCATTTCTCGTGTTCAACACGTACTATGACGGCAAATACTTGAAGGTGTTTCATTCGTGGCAAAAGGAAATTAAGATGTCCACCTTTGCATTTGTGGGATTATCTCTCTACATCTTCCTGAAAAAGAACCCCGGTCAGTCGCAGTCCATGATGTCGCACGCCAATGACATCATCCGATACATGCCAATCAGCCGCTCGTCGGCCGACATGCTGTCGCCCTTTTTGGATTTCGCGAACAATAAATCGCTGTTCCAAGAGGGTGGGACCGCAAATGCAAATGCAAATGTAGCACGGCACGGACCCAAAGAGGCGCAAATGGAGGCGCGCATCATGGCGTCCGGGCGCAACAACGCCACCAAGCGCAGCGTGAGCGAAACCAAAAAGAAGTTCGTGGCGGCGCAGCAGTCGTGGAAGTGCGGCCACTGCGACCGCCAGCTGCCGGCGTGGTACGAAGTGGATCACATCGTGCGGCTGGAACACGGCGGATCCAACAACGTGGACAACCTGGTTGCGCTGTGCCGCGACTGCCACGGTAAAAAAACCGCAATGGAAACGTTTTAGGGGATCATTTGCATGCATTTGCATACATTTTAAATATATGCAATGTATAATTAGCAATCAACGCAATCAACGCAATAAACGCAATCAACGCAATCAACGCAATCAACGCAATGCAATCAACGCAATCAGGTCCGGTTGCCCCAACCCAGTGGTGGACAAGAATTGGATATTGTTTGTGGCTGCTTGCAATCGTGGCAATTGCGTGTGCTCACTTTTTTGCAACCAGCGCCAGTCAGGTGACCCTGTTATTGGGTTGCATTCTGGCATACGGCATTTTGGCAAAATTGTTGTCAATCGGACAATACAGTGCGGTAACGAACATTGCCAAAGCGGCAATAGGACTGATACCGTTCGGGTTATTGATCGGGCTTGTGTTTGCGTCGTTCGGATCCACGCAATCCGATTACAGCCTGACTGCATCCACCGCCGACAGCAAAGTATTTTTTTGGTCAAATATAGGGTTGATTGCATTGATGCTACTTTGGGTGATTATTGCGGCGGTCAGGGGGGCGGACATCCCGTTTAAAACAATATCAAAAATCGTTCTTGACTTCTGGTTTCCTGTCGGCATGATGTATTATTTTATAAAGACGAGTGCCAGTGTTTGGTTTCAAGTTGTGGCGGGCGTATCATTGTCCGCCATGATTTTGATTCTGGGTTACAATGAATACAATTTATACAAAAGCATGGCGGCGATTCCTCTAGTTGTCCTGCCGTCTGTTCCGGTCGCGGCAAAAACTATACTTTCAGACCTGTTGAGCAGTGCGCCCTATTTTACATACGTGGTGAACGCGGACCTCATGGTCGTTGCAAAACAGGGCATGATACTTGCGTTGTTGGCTTACGTGGCGTATTTAATAATCGTCGTCTACAAATTCAAGAACCGATTGATTCCGTGCGTTGGAACCGGGGTTGCATCCTGTTTTGATTTTACCGGAATCTTCTCTGACAACAGCAACAGCACCGACAACAGCAACAGCACCGACAACAGCAACAGCGCCGACACCGGCACCAGCGCCAAGAACACCCCGTACGTGAACGCATTGTTTTGGGCGCTGATTTTAAGCTCGGGGGTCAATGTGGCGAATTGGATCATGCAGCAGATTTACAATTGGGCAAATGGCGCGCCCAGCATGCCGTGGTCCGACAAGATTATGCAGTTGTTAAAACTGGTGCTGTTCCCTGTTTATTGGACGGCTTCATTGTTTGTAAATCATCCGGTGGGCGCCGCATTTGCGGTCGTGGCATTAGCCGCGTTGATTTTATTGTTGTACCGGTCATCGTTTGACCCGACGGCATTTATAGAAGGCCAGCGCGGCACGGTGATAACCCTGTTCACGCTGTTCGTCGCGTCCCTCATCGTGTTCGCGATGTACTCTGCAACTGCATCCACCGCGGAACTGGTGCAAGGCACCGTGTCGTACGGCCAGTTCATCGGCAAAACCGGGTTGGTGCTTGCAATTGCGGTGTGCATTGTGGGGCTCCTCATGTATTTTCTAAATTCCCACAGCAAGTTGTCCACCATCGTGGGCGTTGTGCAATTCGTCATAACGGCATTGATCTACATTGCGGGCATTGCGGTCGTGATCGGCGTGGGACGCACCATGGGTTCCGGCAAAATGGGCGGCTCCGTGTTTCAAGTCAGCCCCGATTCCAATTGGGTCATCAACGTGCTGAAACTGCTCGGCAACCTGCTGTTTTATCTGCCGTGCTTGATGCTGGATTTCGTGGACATGCTGAAGGAGCAGTACGGGTTGACCACGCGCACGTGGTTGATTATACTGGCGATGGAAGCCGCGTTCATTTTGGCGGGGTACTTTCTGCCAGCCGCGGTGGCAAAGGCGATCAATCACACGGGCGTGCAAATTTTGTCGGCTCCCGTTTCCATGGCCGCATCCATTCCCATACAAACCTACGACATTCAATTTGTGAATGCGCACGGGGTTATTCCCGCCACAAGCGGCGGCGGCGGCGGCGGCGCGATTCCAACCACGGTGCAGTTGAAAAATTACAGCTACGGCGTGTCCGCCTGGTTCTACATTCATCCGCAGCCGCCGACCACGAATGCCAATTATTCGGACAAGTACATCAACCTGCTGCAGCTGGGGTCGTCGGGTCCGTCCATCCAGTACAGCCCGAAAAACAACGCCATGCAGTTCGGCCTGTACGGACTCCCCATTGTGTCGTCGGACAAGGACAGCGCGCCGTTGGAAGTGTCGGACATTCCGTTGCAGACGTGGAACAACGTGGTCATCAACTCGGACAACGGCGCGGTCGACATATTTGTCAACAACAAATTGATTTACACCGGCGTTCACGTGCCGACGGCGAACGACGGCGTGCCGCACACGGTGCAGAATGTCACGGTGGGACAAGCCGACGGCGTTCACGGAGAGATGTGCAACGTTGTGCTGAACACGGCGCCATTCACCAAACCCGAAATTGCGTGGTTGTATAAAACCAACAAGGTGCTGAACCCGCCCGTGGTGGGCGTGAACATGGATCCGCTCAATCAAGGCCGCACCGAAAGCGATTTGGCGGCCGCTTCGGTTACAAATGATTTGCCACTCCCCGCCGCGACGCCGACGTACAGCGCAAGCGGGTTGTTATGGGGCGGCATTATCGGGGCGGTATTCGGCATATTATTTGGCGGGCTGTTCAATTCGGGGAAGACAGAACAGATCAAGGGATTGCTCATGGGTCCCGTCGTGTTTGGGTTAATCGGCGCATTGTTGGGCGCGCTGTTTAGCACGGACGGAGGAATGGTGCCCTACGTTTTGAAAACGGTGGCCAATGTTTTCGTAGACACATTTTGAAGCGGCGTGCGATTTGCGTAAATTAAAAAAATATTATGTTTGTAATAATATAGACATAATCACCTAAGAATGAATCTTTTAACCATTTTCGTGTTTGTGCTCATCATTGTGCTCATCTACACGGTCTACAAATTAATGACAAAGACGACCGCAACCGTTTCCGGGTTTTCGGATGCGTCCAAGACGGTGACGGTGAATGCCGATTCGGCAAATTCGGCAAGCAATTCAAACAATTACGGCTACTCGGTGTGGCTTTACATTGACGCTTGGGTCAGCAGCGACGCATCCACCGCCGTGGTCAATAAGAATGTCATCACAAGATGCGACGCCGCCAGCCCGTCGTGCTCGTTCTCAATGTATTTAGACAACGACCAAAACAATTTGAACGTGGTTGTCGGGGGCAATGCTCCTTGCACGATTCGCAACGTGCAGCTTCAAAAATGGATCAACCTGACCATGAGCGTGTACGGCAACACGGTGGATCTGTATTTAGACGGCAAATTGGTGCGAACCTGTATAATGAAAACCATGCCACCCGCATTGAAGTCTAGCGAACAGGTGTACATTGGCGGCGGTTACACACTCTCTCCCTTTAACCCTCAGGACGGCGACTTGCAGGGCTACATTTCCAACGTGGTTTTCAAGGCGGATTATTTCACGCCGGAAGAGGCATGGTCCATTTACAGCGACGGATACAGCGGCGCGGGTATGTTTGATTTTCTCCATTCATACAAATTGAACTTCAGTCTCACGAATAACAACCAAACCGTGGGGCAATTTTCATTATGATCGCATGTGTCCCACCAAAATTAAATTATTATCATAGGTTAATAAGGCATATAATAATATTTACACATTTACATTACATTTACATTTACATTTAGCAAAAAATGAACGTCCCTGGGTTTGGTGCGGGTGCGGGTGCGGGTGCGGGTGCGGGTATGGGAGCGGGCATGGGCATGGGTGCGGGTGCGGGTGCGGGTGCGGGCATGGGAGCGCCGGCCTTAACCGATTTCAAGGCACCCGACATCGGGGGATCCAAATCCTTTTTGGATTCCAACAGCTATGTTGCAAAGGCGGCGTTCTTGATTCTGGTGGTCATTGCGTTTGTGTACGTGCTGCGGGCTTGCATCACGGTCATCGGGTATTTGTTTGCTCCGAATTCCAGTCCGTTCTTGGTGGACGGCGTCATAGACGGCAACATTGGAAACTTGATTATCCCGCAAGATCCCAACGAATCAAATGCCGTGCCCATCATTCGTTCGGTGAACGACGACGTCGGCATCGGGTTCACGTGGTCGGTTTGGCTCTTCATTAAACAAAAGGAACTGGACACCACCACCACCGCAATGCGGCACGTGTTCAACAAGGGCAGCGCCGATGCAACCAATACAACCACCGCCGGAATCATGTCGCCCAACAACGGCCCCGGCCTTTATTTGAAACCCGATTATTCGGGCTTGACGGTGGTCATGAGCACGTTTGCCAAAAAAGACACGTCGGTTGACGTGGACAACATCCCCATCAACAAATGGTTCAACGTCATCATTCGGGTTGAAAACACGGTGCTGGACGCGTTTATCAACGGGGACTTGGCGCGCCGCCTGCCGCTGGATTCCGTTCCCTTTCAGAATTATGGCAACGTGAATGTCGCAATCAACGGCGGGTTCAACGGCAACCTGTCGTCGCTGCGCTATTACAACACCGCCCTCGGCACGCGCGCCATCCAAAGCATTGCGAGCAGCGGCCCCAATTTGACGGTGCTGGGCTCGTCCGGCAGCGCACCCAGCACCACCGACTACCTGTCCACACGGTGGTTCTTTTCGCAATGGAACACCACCGTTTAGCATGAACGAACCACGAACCACGAACCACGAACCACGAACCACGAACCACGAACCAATTGTTATAATTAAATGTAGCGCAATTATAATAATTAAACGACCTATGGGCGATTACGACTACGTCATTGTGGGCGGAGGCCCGACCGGGCTGGCACTGGCTCAGCTCCTGTCCTTGTCCTCGGCCAATCGCATCCTACTTGTTGAAAAACGGGACTATTTGGGGGGGTGCCACGGCGTGACTCGGACAAATGACGGCATGATGACGGAGCACGGCCCCCGCATCTACATCATCAAATAAAATAAATTGGCATATAAAGGTTATGTCCCAGATCGGAAATCAAAGCACGAGCGCGTGCGGAGGGGTGGGCTATGTTCCTGTGCCGGCGCGGTTATGGACCCGCGCTGGAGGCAACAACTGCGTTGGCGCGGAGTATAGCACGTATGACTTGGATCAGCGGCGCAAGGCCGAAATTCTGAAATACAAGGGCAACAGCGCGCAACTGTCCCGGGCACAACAATACTCCATGGCGTCGCGCAACGCGCTGACCCGGAAGAAGTCGTGGGCCACGCAAACGCAAACCTACACGAACCCGAACGTGGACAACCTGCCCGAGATTCAAGCCGCGGGAGTCACCGTGTCGTTGCAGTGCAACGGATCCACGGTTCGTTGCTCTCTGACGAGCGACAGCGATGTTCCAGGCCCGGTGATTCCGTTGTGCATGGACAAACGCGTGCCGCTGTATAATTACAAAATGCAAGTGACGCCTGCATCGGGAGGAACCGGCATTTATAATTTGGATGGTCTCGTGTTACCGCCAACGCCAACGCCAACACCAACACCAACACCAACACCAACACCAACACCAACACCAACGCCAACGCCAACACCAACACCAACACCAACACCAACACCAACACCAACACCAACGCCAACGCCACCCCCAACGCCTGCGTCCGTAGAAGTAATTCTTGAGGTGATTAATGCTACAGGCCAACGCATTTATTTGTATGCAAATAAATCCCCTTCTCAAAATATAACGCCAACTGGATACACATGTTGGATCATTACTAATCCTAATAATTTAACTTCTTCTGCATACAAAATATCATCATCTCATTCTTCACCCATTCCATTATCGGCTTTGGTTGTTGCTGGCGGAGGGGCATCACAGACCCAAAGCGAGGATCCTGAAGAGGGGTCTATCAGGTGGATAGGCGGTGGAGGTGGAGGAGGAGGCGTGTTATCAATTACAAGTGGTGCATCAATTACAAGTGGTGCATCAATGGTTAGTGGAACGCAGTATAACATCACCGTGGGCAAGGGTGGACAAACCCTGAATGGAGAAGATAGCATTTTAAATTGGAATAATGGTGGTATAGCCACAGCCATCGGAGGAGGAGGGGGAAGTGGAAATCAGTCAAGTATTAATGGACAAAATGGTGGTTCGGGAGGAGGTGCAGGATTTATCAGTCAGTCTCAGACGGGAATTGCCGGCAGTGGAACCCCTGGCCCCCCTGTCCAGGGGTATAATGGCGGCGCATATAATATGGGATCTGGTGGTGGCGGTGGTGCTGGTGCCTCAGGAAGTTCAAACAATGGAGGTGATGGAGCACAATCCGCAATTACGGGAACACTCAGCTACTATGGAGGTGGTGGTGCTGGAGTTGGTTATGGCGGAAATTACGGAGGAACCGGTGGTCAGGGTGGAGGTGGCAGCACGAGTAATCTTCCAGGCACAGATGGTCTTGGAGGAGGAGCTGGCTCAAACTATTATGGCGGTATTTTTCCTCCTACTTCAATCAAAGGCGGTAATGGAGTTATTATTTTACAGTTTCCTAGTTATTATTAAGGATGTATTCATATATAAACACATAAACATACTTTCCAAACAATTGAATCAATGAATTTCTCTCGCCTTATTCCGCTGTTGATGCTGCTGCATGTGACTTCAATCGCAGTCATCGTGATTCCTGCATTTGACGTGCAATTGCAAATTGCAAATTTCAAAAATAAAAAAATAGGTCTATGTGATTTTGTCACACATACACATATTACTGATGTATCGGTCAGCGGCGATTAATCCGGCGTTCAAATCACGGTTATATTGTTCCTCGTCAAATACAATGTGGGGGGGTTTTATTTGTCTCCTCAAACGGGCATTGAATTCATCCATGTTAATGGGGGGGTCGGATTCAGCCATGATTTATTTTTTAGGGGTTAGATTATAACACCTGTTTATAAAATAAAATTAATGTATATTTACGGAGTTATGGTATTTTGCGTCATTTTCTCAATCGCGGGTTAACACAAATGGCGTGCGTCGGAAAAATGTCGCCCGACATGCAGGTGTCTTCTTCGCCCACTTTGATGCAACTCCTAAACCCGCGGTCCTCCCCAATGTAGCAATACCCTGATTTGCCGGTGCGCTGGTTGCGTTGCGTGCGACTGGTGGCGTCATCCGGTTGCGGCGGCTCTTTCTTCGCGTGAGACAGCGCCCGCTGCAATCCGGCATTGGAACTCATGCCGGGTTGCCCTTGCCCTTGCCCTTGCCCTTGCCCTTGCCCTTGCCCTTGCCCTTGCCCTTGGTCAATGGTTTGTTGCAGCACGTCAATGCCGCTGGTTGCGGCTCCCGCGGCGATGTCCACCGCGGACTTGGTTCCTTGTGCGGTCACATCCACCGTTGTCCGAGCCACGTCGGCCGAAGCGTAACCCAACCCCCGAGCCACGGAGCGAAAGGGGGCGCCAAACGTTTCGCCCAACCACGCGGTTATGTCATCTAAATAAGTGAACACGTTGAACCCAATGAGCGCAAGCAATAGAACAATTAATGCGCCGCGCACCACCAATGATGCGGGGGACGAGGAGTCGGACATTGCGGAATCGTTGCCAAAATCGGCGTCATTGAATGACCCGGGCGCGGATGCGGGTGCGAGCGCGGGGGCGGGATAAGACATGTCGCAATTCCTATTTGATTTGAATATATATGTTAAATGAAGATAAAAATATAAGGGACAAGGGACATGCAAGGGACGTGCCGTCCCTTAAACCCTGGCACTGACCAAGGTTAGGTTCCGTTAGGTGCCGTTCCGTTAGGTGCCGTGCCGTTAGGTGCCGTGCGAACCTACGGGCTCCCCGAGCGAATGATGGTGTTCATTGAGTTCAGCTTGTCCATTTTTTCAATGGTTTTGTCTAAATCCGATTTTGCGCCGCCCGCAGAGCCCGTCAGGTAATCCGTCTTGGGCGCAATTTCATTTTTTTTCACTTGTTTGTAGACCGTGTCTATTTTTTTCACCACCGTTTCAATGGTGTCCTTGTTGGCCACAATTTCTTGCGTCATCAGGACGGGTTCCGTCAGCAAACAGATGGCAAAGTAAATCAAATACCGCCGCTTCTTCTTCACTCCGTCGGTGTATCGCAAACAATACAGTTTGAGCAACCCTTGCATGATTTTGGGGATGAGTGGATCCAACCCGGGCGCTTGTTTGGATTGCCCCAGAATGAGCTCCCACACGATCCAAATGGGGTCCATTTGAAATTTGGATTCCACCGGCATGGTGCTGCGGCGTTCGCCCACGCACTTCTGTTTTTTCATTTTGCAGATGTGTTCAAATTCCATGATCCATTCCAGCCAGTAGGATGCCAGCAAACTGTTTTTGGAATCTTTAGAGACGTGGAACGCGAATTCGTTGATGGCAATGAAGAGTTCTTTGGGATCGCCGGGCAAAAATGCGGCGGAGGCGTACGACACGTTGGGCGCTTTCAGCTTGTCCGTCATGGCGGTGCTGTCAAAATCCGTTTTCTTGACTTTGATGCCCTCCAAGCTGTATTTTTTTTTGGAATTGCACAGCACGCACATGACTTCGGCAAAGAGGGAACGAATGCGGGGGTTGTTGCGCATGCGCAGCTCGTTGCCGATGTAGCCGTTGGCAACGATGCCCTTGAACGCGTCGTACCGCATTTCCAAATACAGGCACAGCTTCGGGTTTGCTAAATGGATGTGCTTGCTGACAAACGCGATGATGATGTCCCACAGCTCTTGATAGTGCCCGGCGCACACCAGTTCGGCGGTCCAATAGCAGGCGGGCTCTATTTTCCCATTTTTTAGGCAGTTCAGCAATTCTTTGCGCACGTCCGGCTTCTTGTATTTTGAGAACGTGATGCCCTTGAATTCGGGTTCGCCGCGAATGTCGTTGATTTCATTCTCATTCATTTCAGAAAAAATAATAACAATATAGCATATATTAACACATTAACATTAGCGTATTAACACATTACGTATCACGCGCACATGCAATCCCAAACCCAATCCCAATTCATGAATGCATTCAACACGTTCAGCAATTCCATTGAACGAAACGTGTGGTTTCGCGTGTTGCTGCTCGCAATCACCGCAGTGTTGCTGCTGTCGGCATACAACAAACTCCAGCGACTAAAGGGACCTCGCCCGTTTTCGGGCTCGTTCATGGAGTCGTTTGTGCAGAGCAGCAGCAGCAGCAGCAGCAGCAGCAGCAGCAACGTCGTCGTCGTGAAAAAGAACGCCGACGCGAAGGACGCCTTTTATGCCGCCGTGCACGACCAGCTGTTCAACCAAAAAGTGAACAACGCGTACGAGGTGGGCGCCATCATCAACAAATACCCGGACATATCCAACCAAACGGTTGCGCTGGACGTGGGTGCCGGCACGGGCGCCTACATGAACGCCTTCATTCAGCACGGCATAACCGATATAACCGGCATTGAATCGTCGGCCGACATGATTGCGCAGGCCAAAAAGACGTATTCCAGTCTCAATTTGAACATCGTGCAGGGCGATCCCACGGCGGTGTCCGCATTCAAGCCCGACAGCTTCACGCTGGTGTCCATGCTGAACTTTGAGGTGTACTACATTCCCAATACGGAGCAGCTGTTTTCTAATGTGTATGCGTGGCTGAAACCGGGCGGCTACTTTGTGCTGCATTTGGTGGATCCGCGCCGGTTCAATGCGGCGAGCATGCTGGGCGGCGACAACGCGACCACGATCACCCCCACCCCCACGAAAAAGGGGGCGCACAGCGTCGCGAAGTTCAACGACTTTGAATACAAGTCGGACGTGCAAATTTTCCCGAACGACGCGGTTCAATACATGGAAATATTCACCGACGACAAAACGGGCCGGGTGCGCAAAAACGTGCGCAACTTCAAAATGCCGTCGCCGCAGACGTTCATTGAACTGGCCGCGGGCGTCGGATTCAACATGCTTGGACAAATTGACCTTGTCAAAGCACAAAAAGAACACCAATTCTTCTACCTGTTTTACAAACCGGCGAATTGATGTAGACAAAAAAGATATGGTCGGTGGTTATAACTTTTTCCAGCTTTCCATCATCCTGGCACGCGCGGCCTTGTATTTGTCCGCGGCCGCGCCAGTGAAGGCGGAATGTGATTGTCACCGGCTAAGCAGACCACGGGGTATGCATGGGGGTGATGCGTTGAACAACCATTTGCCATTGTTTCCCTTGTTTCCCTTGTTTCCCTTGAATGCTTCCATCATTTGGGGTCCTTGGACGTATACCATGTATCCAATGAGTGCTGCAGCAAGAATGCACACCATCATCATTTGCGGATGTTTCATTTGAGAGAGAAATTATGAGGTTCGCCGATAATAAAAGAGAGATTATACTATATTTATTTTTTCATGCGACACTTCCGAATGCCGTCACCGCAAACGTTCATTGCCCATACCTATTCCTGGCATCCCTGTATGTCGCAGCACCTACATTCTGGGGATGATAGAAGTGTGCGTTAGGCACAATTTGGCCCTGCGAGTTCTCAATATTGGGGTACTGCGATAATGGTTTGACACTGTTAACCCTTGTTAGCGAATAATTATGACCTGCATATGGGAAGCTTCCTGCATATGGGAAGCTTCCGCCCCGAGCGCGAGAATGAGAGTGAGAGCGAGAGCGAGCGCGAGCGCGAGACTTGCGACGCGTTTTTCCTAAACGTGGCATTTTTTATTGTGGGGGTTTATGTCATATCAAAATATTATATTTTTATTTTTTATAAAAATATTGCAATTATTCTTATGCCGCGCTAAATTCTATGCTGCGCTAAATTCTATGCTGCGCTAAACGCGGTGCACGGAACATGCTTGTTGCTGGCCAAACACACCACGGGGGCGCTGGGATAAGACCCGTTAAACAACAATTTGCCTTTGCCCTGGCTCTTGCCCTTAAATGGTTCCATCATTCGGGGATACATCACGTATCCAACGAGTGCCGCCACAAGCATGCACGCCATCATTTGATGATGTTTCATTTGAGAGAATTTGTTAATTATCAAAATTATTAATACATTAATGCAATATATTAATAATGCCCGAAGTAGTGCCAGGGTTCATAACGTCCCTAACTAACGCACGTATTTGCCGGCGCGGGCAAACGAATCCACGATGAAAATGATGAACACGCCTAAAAAACAATACAGGACGAGTTCCTCGGTCACGTGACCCGTTTTTTCATCGCGCTGGTCTTCCAGGAGGGAAATGATGTGATCCAGTTTCTGCAGCAGGACGTCCTTGTTTTCGGGGTCGTCCGCCGCACTTGCATTTGATGCCTGAAACACGGACGGCATGTATTTGTTTGCTAAAGCCTGTGCATCCTGCAACGAAAACGCTTCCTTGGCGGGCGCGGGATTTAACCGTGCGTTCAAATCGGCGCCATTTGCACCCGCAAACCGGTGGCGATTTGGAACCACGACCGAGTCGGTTTGAAACTGTTGCTGCATGGCGGCGGTATTGGGCACATAGTTGTTGTTGTCGTCGCTGTCGTCACTGCCGTCCTCTTCATAACTGTGAATGTTTTGGATGAGTTCCTGCACGTATTTATGTTGTTTTTGAGGTAATTGAGGTCCTTGTTGCGATTGTTGCGATTGTTGCGCTTGTTGCGCTTGTTGCGATTGTTGCGATTGTTGCGATTGTTGCGATTGTTGCGCTTGCATCGGCTTGGATCGCAGCGTGCGTTGATTTGTCCTTAATATTCTTTTTGGTTGCGTTGATTGCGTTGATTGCGTTGATTGCGTTGATTGCGTTGGTTGCGTTGGTTGCGTTGGTTTTATTGCGTCGTCCGAGGGGGCGCCCTTTCGTTTCATCGGCGGTTCGTCCTCCCCATAATTTGAATATTGCAAATATCCAGACATCTCCTAATAAAAAGGTAGATAATATTTTGTTTTCGTTTATCTTATTGTTTCGTTGATGAAAATAAATAAATAGCAATTGTATGTATATCTATCTCCCAAACTGCAAAATAATTAACACAATGATAGACGATGTTTTAGGCAAATCGGTTATGGTGGCTTTCATCATTGCAATGACGACCTACAATCGGATTGCGGGCATCGTTGCTTTAATCCTTGTCATTGCACTGTTGAATCGGAACCCGACCAAAGAAGGCCTGACATTGGGTAAAACTGCCACTCCAGCCCCCATTTCTTTCAACAGCCCTGACGAATTTAGGCAAAAGTATTGCCTAAAAGGAGTTGCAGACGACCCAACCCAATCCGGAAAACTGGGATTCAGCTACATGTTGACTCCTTCATTTTTTACATTGGATGCGAGTGGCAATCCCATGTTGACTAAGGAAGAAATTGAGGCATTTGGTAAAATGGATACTAGTTCATTTATGAAATGCAAGCCTCTAATTCTTAAAAGTGGACAGGAGACTGAGACAATCAACAACGTATGCGATCCTGCCTGCCCTTGGACAATGAACCCTGCTTCAACCGCGGCACCGACCACGGCACCGACAACCGAAGGCTTCACGCCGATGCTGCGCCCCCACATTCGCGCCGGCCGGCACTTTGTCACGGATGGTGCAGCCAATGTCAAATCGGTTGTGAACCGACTGAACCGCCAATTGTTTTAGTTGTGTTGTTTTTTTTATTATATTAATATAACACGTTATACCACATTCCAAGTTTGCTCATGTTTGACTTCATCGCGGGCTGGTTCAATTATGCCGTGTACCGCCTGAACAACAGCTTGTTTTTTGCGGGCATTGTCATGCTCATGCTCAACATTGGGGCGCGATACATTGAGCTCAAGCTGGATCCGTCCACCGAGAATTTTTTAAAAACGGCACTCACGAAGGAGGTGCTGGTGTTTTCGGTGGCATGGATGGGCACCCGCGATTTGGTGTTGGCGCTTGTTTTGACCGCCGTGTTTGTGGTTTTAGCAGACTACGGCCTGAACGCAAACAGCCGGTACTGCATCATGCCCGCGCGGTATCGCGCCATGGCGGAGTCGGTTGCCATGAGCGCCGGACCCCCTAGCGGTGGGGGCGGACCCCCTAGCGGTGGGGGCGGACCCCCTAGCGGTGGGGCGGCCATTGGCGGGGCATCCAAAGCCGGACACGGCCCCGGCAACATCGTCACCGACAAGGAAATCAGCGACGCCATGGACGTGCTTGAACGCGCCAAAAAACAACGAGATGCGATGAAGCACAACAAATATTTAACCGCATTTCGGTCTGCCAAATTTTAGAAGTAGGTGGCATCCGAACCGCCAGTAGTTGCATTACAATATTGCATTGCAATATTAAAATATAAATATACTTTAATATTGCATCCATCACGCGCGAGCAACAGTTGATTTCATTGGGTTATCCATGAGTTTATCTTTTTTGACAAACGATGCATCTAAATTTGATGCGAATTTAAAAAAAGAAACATATGACCCGATGTTGATAACGTTCACCTCGGCAAAAAATGGGGCACAGGAGGTGTTGGCACAATCCATGATAATTCCGTCTTCTGCATCCTCGTTACAACAACAATACCGCGCCACCTCATCGGCGCAGTGCGATTATGTGGTGCATGTCCCCACGTCGTTTGTGGTGTCAAAGGAACAAATTGAAGAGTTTTACAAATCCAAGCACAAATTTAAACAAACGGTTGCAATGTTGAATTTAAACAACGCGGCCGCAAGCGTGTTCATGCAATGGAGCATGTTTGAAGAATTCGTAAAATTTGTCAAGAAAACGGAGCACGCGCGCGAACTCAGTCTCATAGAAACCTCATATACCAATGGAATCGTTCGGCATAAAACCATACTTGACGAGATGCCGTATTTATGGAATGCGGCACTGACTGCAACAGCCCCCGTGACGTTGGAACAACGGTTTAAATGTATATACTACGACGACAATCAACCTAAGGTGTTGAAGTATTTTTACACCTACATGAGAGAGTTATACAGAGTTGCTGCTGGTGGTGGGGGTGGGGGGTATTACTCAGTCGGACGCATTCCCGGTTACGTGCCCGCATTAAATTCAAACCTAACCCTAACCCAAACTGTACCGCGCGTTGATTATATGGATCTTATAACCACACCGGCAACCTACGCGGAACCATCCTACAATGTGGAAATCATGGAAAAATTTTGGAGTGGAATTATAACTGGGCAAGGGTTGCCGAATCGGGGCTCACTGTCTGAAAAAAGTAAAGTTATACAAGACAACACGCGGTTATACACTTTCAGATCCACCCCGGATTACGGCATGAATTATGACGCGTTGTTGGAACGGCTTTATTACAAATATCCGTTTTACTTGAATGGCGTTGCGTCCGCGGACACCATGTATGATAACGATATGCTGCTGCAGTTGCTGAAATACAGCAATAATGCCAACCCGCGTGCCGTCTCCCCTCTGCTAAAGGCGGACTATTTGAAAAAGCTGTACGCGAATCCATCCGGCGATGAAGCGTTGTACGCCATTTGCGGACCCGTGTATTTTGATTACACGTGGATATTCAAGCAGAACCCGGCGCTAATACGGCACATTTTAGGGGAAGACACCCACCCCACAAACACGGGCACGGATAAATGGGAGGAACGAATTGATCCGTTGACCGAAAACAAACATTACGTTAATCGCAGACCGTCAAACCCGAATTATCCCAAAACGAGGTTTGACGCGAATCCAGATAACTACCAGATTCCCGCAAACTGCAAGGAAATATATGTGTCTCCATCCGATGCACAAAATGAAAAGGGCAATGCAGCTGCAAATATTACCGCCGCAAATGCATTCACTACTGCATTTCTTATTTTCCCCGCGTGGGCCGCGCATAATCAAGCTGCTGCTGCTACTGCTTCTCCTGCTGCTTTGCCAATCATTTACGATTGGACCACTCCCGGTTATTACCGATACGAAACAACCCAACAGGTTGTAAATCAAATGGTGCCAGGTCAAACTCTCACCAACCGATTCACGCAATTGATGCGTCCCGTCGCGAACTCCCGTGCGGTTCAGGATTACACCGAGCCAAATTTGCCGACCGCGTATCCCCCCCCGCTAATGTTTGCGACCCCCGAAATGCGCGGACCCGACAATTCGTTCATGATACACACCTGGCTTCCGGATTTGAGTTCCGCTACCAGTCCGTCCTACGCAAAGTTTATGTCGTCTGGATCAACTTTCAACAAGGATGCGTACGAAAAACGCATGTATGAAATGATGCAACTGATTTTTGAAACTGCCACAAAAAATGCAAAGGCCAACGGTGCCATTACTACTCCACCATCTAATTATGGGTATGGGTATGGGTATAGATCCGAGCCTAGCAAAATTTGCATTAAGATCATGGCGGTGGGGTATCGCGACACCAACCGAAATCTTAAAGCAATCACCGATGATAAGGACAAAACTTTCATTGGCGACGCATTCTTTAATGCGGTGCAGGACTACAGCATGCTGTATGAGCTCGCATCTGATCAACCCCTCAATGTGCACGTGGCCGTGTATTATCATCCGGAAAATCAATCAGAGGTCAAACAACGGTACAATGAATACACGAGTAAACGCGAGTCCATTTTGCGGAGGGCATCATCCCCCAAGGTCGGGTTCAACTTGACAATTCAACCAATGGAGGATTTTTTCACGCTTAAATTCCCGCTCCCGCTTTCTCTGCCTCTGCCTCTGTCTTTGAAAAAAACCGATTTGTTGTATTTTGTGGATTATTGCAGCACTCCGCGCGCATTCATTGGGAATTGCGGAGAAGTCCCGGACAACATTCAGGAGGTCACGGCTCAAGTAAGTAGTCCAACCGCAGGAAAGCAAACGTTGAAGCAATGCCTTGATGCAGCATACGCAGAAATTGATAGGTTGTACACTAATCGTAACGTGGTTGATAAAATCACTACCATTTCGCAAAATTTAAATGCTTGGACCGGGATACAACCAAAAGGATGGGTTGACAACTACACTGGGTTGAAAACCACTTATTTGGCGTATAATAATGATAGTAGTGCGCATGATGCGTTGGCCGCTAATCCACACACGAACATAAACCTTAGTTGGTGGCAAGGCGTTGCAAATAACAATCAAAATACACTTCCGCGCAATGCGTACATGAGTTCGTTTGACGAACATGTCATGATATTACACAATTTGCTGACCCAGGTGAACACGGCATTTGCATCAGTGACACCCTGGAATGCCCCCATCGCCACAGTCACGTTTGAATATGCGGTGTACGCTTACACGCAGGCCAAAAAAATCCTTGCACTATTGGCAAAAATGGGGTCGGACAATATTCAGATAAACGATGCCGATCAAGCCCTCGTTAAAGCGGCACTGGATGCATTGGATTTATTTCCAATCGGGGTTTCGTGGTCAATGGACGCTAAACTGACGGCGGCGGTGGGCGAAGGCGCGTTCATCCCGAATTCCAGCGCGCTGCACAATCCGTTCATCTGCGCCAAAGTGCTGGATCCGAAAGAGTGGCAATTCATTGATTTTCAAGACATTGCTGTGCGCAATGTGGCCGGCACTGACCCATTGCCGCCGGAATTGAAGCAGATTGTGACAGACAAAATTAATTCGGGGTATAGGTCTGGAGATGGCGGTTCGGCTAAAAGCGTGCTCGCGATTTCAAAACAGCCCAGAATGGACGTGTTGACGCAAAACATCGGCATTATTTTAGAAAATTTATTTCACACGAATGCGCCGATTAAGATTGGCGACAAACAACTGAGTTTGTCTGATTACGTATGGCGCAACAAGCGAATATATTCAAAAATTAAGCGCGACATTCCACCCATGGATGCAAACAAATTTTCAAAATTGATAAGCATCAATCAATCGCCCGGCTGCATTCAATTCCCCCTGTTTGTCGTTGGCCTGCTGTTACAATTGAATCAAAGTGGAACGGCTCCGACATTCGCGGAAACTGCGCGAATGTCGTGTGCGAAGACTACTTTTAGAGACGACTTACGAACCATATGGAATCAAACGAACCAGAATACTAACGCAGCCATTACCGCAGCCCGTTTAGGATTATTATCAGCGCCAGCACCAACGCCTGCACCAACGCCTGCACCAACGCCTGCACCAGGAGGAGTACCAGCGCCAGCACCAGTACCAGTACCAGCGCCAGGAGGAGTACCAGCGCCAGCACCAGTACCAGTACCAGCACCAGTACCAGCACCAGTACCAGCGCCAGGAGGACCAACATTAACAGCAGATCAGACGATAATATATGTAGGCGGAGCTATCACACTAACCCCGACTTATACTGCACCGGCCACATTGACTTATGCTGATGGTACCAACACACACAATGTAAACTTGACGGGCTCAAATATACCAGTTAATCTTAATTTAAACACTGTCGGGCCATATATTTTCACTTTGACAGAAACAATTACGGGCAGCACCGCAACAGTAACTGTTACCGTTAATCTCGCGCCAGGAGGAGGAGTACCAGCGCCAGTACCAGCACCAGTACCAGCGCCAACATTAACCGCAGTTCCTCCCAATCCAATTGTTGGCCAACCTGTCACGCTAACCCCGACTTATACTGGAGCGGCCACGTTGACTTATGTAAACTCTGGTGCCACCACCAATGTGGCTTTAAGGAGTTCTGGTACAGCAATTCTATTAAATTTGCTTGTCGGGCAATATGTTTTCACTTTGACAACTACGGGCGGCACCGCAACAGTAACTGTCAACGTCACCCCGGCACCATTAGTACCAGGAGGAGGAGTACCAGCAGCGCCAACATTAACCGCAGTTCCTAACCCTGTAACGGTTGGCCAACCTGTCACCCTAACCCCGACTTATACTGGAGCGGCCACGTTGACTTATGCATACAATGGCGGTTACCCCGTTGACATTAGCAATTATTTGAACACCGGTGGTGCAATTACCGCAACCTTGCCTGTTGGGCAATATGTTTACACTTTAACAGAAACAACTACGGGCAGCACCGCAACAGTAACTGTTACCGTTAATCCAGTACCAGTAACACCAGCACCAGGAGCACTACTTGATCCGAAAATAACAGGCACCTGGACTCTGCCACCAAAGACATTCGGCGACCCCCCGTTTCAATTGACTCGGCCAAATAGTAATAGTAGAGGCGCGATTACTTATATAAGCAGTAATCACAGTGTAGCGACTGTAGTAGATGATCAAGTAACTATTGTTGGTGTGGGCCAAACGACCATTACTGCAACTCAAGCAGCCACCGCGACACATAATGCCGGAACGGTAACTGCACTCCTTACTGTATCCCCCGCACCAATAGTGCCAGTGCCAGTAGCACCAGTAGCACCAACATTAACATTACGGCCATCTAATATCCCTATAATTGTAAGACAACCCGCGAGTCTAATCCCGACTTATACTGCACCATCCACATTGTCTTATGTAACCGGAGGGGGACAACATTATATTATATTGACCGGCACCGGTCAAGCAATTGACATATCAACTTTTCCTGTCGGGACCTATGTTTTTACGTTGACAACACCAAATGTGGGCACCGCACAATTGCAGGTTGTCATTCATCCAGGCCCACCACCAACACCAGTACCAGGATTAGTACAAGTAGCGCCAACATTAACAGCAGTTCCTAACCGTATAACGGTGGGTCAATGGGTCACGCTAACCCCGACTTATACTGCACCGGCCACATTGACTTTTGCATCCAATGGCGCTCCCCCCCCCGTTGACATTAGCACTTATTTGGGCGGCACCGGTGGTGCAATTACCGCAAATACTTTGACTGTCGGAACCCATATTTTCACCTTGACAGACAGGGTGGGCACCGTATCAGTAACTGTTATCGTTGATCAAGCGCCAGGAGTACCAGCGCCAGGAGCGCAAGTTAATCCGACTATAACAGGCAACTGGACTCTGCCACAAAAGACATTCGGCGACTCCCAATTTGCATTGCCTCCGCCAAATAGTGATAGCGACGGCGCGTTTACTTATACAAGCAGTAATCTTTTGGTGGCGACTGTATTAAGGGATCAAGTAACTATTGTTGGTGCGGGCCAAACGACCATTAATGCAACTCAAGCAGCCACCCTGACACATAATGCCATAACTATACCGGCAGGTCTTGTTGTAATACAAGCAGTCCCGGCTATAACATGGAATCAGAATCCATTGAATGTTAATATTGGGCAATTTGAAATTGATGCACCAACGTCCAATAGCAACGGTGCATTTACTTATGGAAGCAATAATACCCGTGTGGCGACCGTCACCCCCTCCTCAGCTAACCCAAACAAACTTACGGTAAATGCCCTTGCACAAGGCCAAACGATCATTACTGCAACTCAGGCAGCAACTCAGAATTACACTAACGGCAACGCAACACGAAATATAACGGTAACCCCAGCAGCAAGTCCAGCAGCAAGTCCAGTAGCAAGTCCAGTAGCAAGTCCAGTAGTAACAGCAATGCCAACATTAACAGCAAATCCTAACCCTATAATTGTGGGTCAACTGGTCACGCTAACCCCGACTTATACTGGAACAGCCACATTAAAGTATATTGTAGACGGGAATGAATCTAATATTAGCGATAAGCTGTTGTCCGGTCGTGCAATTGACATAACACAGTTGCCTGTCGGGACCCATCCTTTCACTTTGAGAGAAGATACGGGCGGAACCGCACAAGTAACTGTTACCGTTAATCCAGCGCTAGGAGCACCAGCGTCAGTACCAGTAACACCAGCACCTGTACTACCTGATCCAACTATAACAGGCTTGACTCTGCCACAAAAGACATTCGGCGACCCCTCATTTGCATTGACTCCGCCAAATAGTAATAGCGACGGCGCGTTTACTTATGCAAGCAGTAACATGAGGGTGGCGACTGTATCAGGGGATGAAGTAACTATTGTTGGCGCGGGTCAAACGACCATTACTGCAACTCAGGCAGCCACCGCGACATATAATGCCGGAACGGTAACTGCAGTCCTTATTGTATCCCCCGCACCAGTCGCACAAGTCGCACCAATAATGCCAGTGCAACTAACACCAAACTTAAAGGCGGATAACCCGAGTATATTTAAAGGGCGAACAGTCACGCTAACCCCGACTTATACTGGATCAGCCACATTGCATTATAAACAAGGCAATCATACTGAGGATATTACAAAACAATTTTTGAAAGGATCTAATGTTGCAGTTCAAATTATATTAAATACTGTTGGGCAATATGTTTTCACTTTGAGCGAAGATACGGGCAAAACCGCAGAAGTAACTATTGAAGTACGCTCAATACCACCGCCACCACCTCCAGAAGTGCCAGCGCCTCCAAGACCATCACCATCACTACTTGATCCGAATATAACAGGCACCTGGACTCTGCCACAAAAGACATTCGGCGACCCCTCATTTGCATTGACTCCGCCAAATAGTAATAGCGACGGCGCGTTTACTTATGCAAGCAGTAACATGAGGGTGGCGACTGTATCAGGAGATGAAGTAACTATTGTTGGCGCGGGTCAAACGACCATTACTGCAACTCAAGCAGCCACCGCGACACATAATGCCGGAACGGTAACTGCAGTCCTTAATGTCTCACCAGTCGCACCAATAGTGCAACCAGTAGTACCAGTACCACCAACATTAACATTATCACCATATACTGTGATCCCTATAATTGTAGGACAACCCGCGAGTCTAATCCCGACTTATACTGCACCATCCACATTGTCTTATGTAACCGGGGGGGTAGAACATTCTATTAGGTTGCCCAGCACCGGTCAAGCAATTGACATATCAAAGTTTCCTGTCGGGACCTATGATTTTACGTTGACAACACCAAATGTGGGCACCGCACAATTGCAGGTTGTCATTCATCCAGGCCCACCACCAATACCTCAACCTCAACCTTCACCATCACCATCACCATCACCACCACCAGCAGTACCAGTATCAATACCAATACCTCCACCAGCAGTACCAGTACCACCACCAGCAGTACCAGTACCACCATCACCATCACCATCACCTTCACCATCACCATCACCTTCACCATCACCATCACCATCACCTCTACCATCACCTCTACCAGTACCTGTACCAGGATCAGTACCAGCACATATCGCCCCCCAATATCGTGTGGTGATTGATGCACAACACGGATTTCCACCAGTGCTGCACGATGCCACGATAACCGTAAACGACACTGGTGTAACCGTGCAACGAATTGGAACCCGATCTGGCAAACCCCAAGTATTTAGAGTCGCGCAAAATGCAGATGCGGTTGAATTGACCCCCGCCATATTGGCCAATTTGGCATTTGATGTCACAACCCACGATAGAATGAGCGGCACGTGTCAGCAGGAAAAGGGTAAGAGAACTCCAGAAACATGGTGGAAAAGCGACGACTCCAAGTGCGTTCAAGTCAAACTGAAGCCGGATGCGACTGGGTTTTCCGATGATAAGAACACATCGTTTGCAAATTTATTGTTAAACCCTGCAAAACCATTTATTATAAATTTTAATTCAATCGCCGAGTGTGATGAATTTAGAGGATGGGTTGCAACCATTGTTCTTAATAACCCGGCCGCAGCACCACAATCACCACCTCCGCCACCACCTCCGCCATCACCATCACCAGGACCACCTCCGCCATCACCGGCCGCACCACCACAATCACCGGCCGCACCACCACAATCACCGGCCGCACCACCACAATCACCGGCCGCAGCAGCACCAACCACATTTGCAGCCACGGTGGTGGATGTTTTTGATCAAAGGGATCCAAGCAAATCATACGATACCCCGCGCAGACGATCCGCAAAAATTGCGATTGTCGGTCCTATCGCCACCATTACAAACGCTGGCACTGGATCAAAATTGGATCTTAAATTGGATCTTAGACTGGATCTGCATGAGTGGGGGTTTGCCCTTGATCCGGACAACACAAAGGGGTGTGCGAATAAACGAACTCTTGCGCCGAATGGTTCCATTAAATGTTCGCGGGTCACGCCGATGAGGGATGCTCCAAATCTCAATGGGATAAATACCCCATTTGTCATAAGATTCCAAACCCCAACCGAATGCGTTAAATTTAATGAGTATGTTGATCAATTTAACCCAGCGGCAGCATCGCAATCAGAAGCATCCGTGTCGTCATCGCTAGCATCGTCGCAATCATCTAAATCATCCGTGCCATCATCGTTGCAATCATCGTTGCAATCATCTAAATCATCTGTGGCGCCATCGCTAGCATCGTCGCAATTATCTGAATCATCTGTGGCGCAAGCATCTGTGGCGCCATCATTATCAGCATCGCAATTATCCGCGTTATCATCATCGCAAGCATCTGTGGCGCCATCGTTATCATCATCGCAAGCATCTGTGGCGCCATCGTTATCATCATCGCAAGCATCTGTGGCGCCATCGTTATCATCATCGCAAGCATCTGT